GACAGTAGCAGGATTCAGTACATATTCCCCAGCATGTACTAACGCTAATCCTGTCCTGTTAACAGGTCCACCCGTTTGAAATTGCTCAGGCGCAAATCCTCTACCAATTCCACCTCCAGCTACAATGGTAGCAACAGCCTTAACGCGTTCAGCTTCTTTGGCTTCTTCAATCGACTTATACCAATCGGTCCAATAATCTTTCCACAGGGCAATACTTGCATCCTGTTGCGCCTTCTGAATTGCCATATACTCCAAATTGAACAAGTTAAGCTGGTACATTTCAGCTTGGAACTTAGCATCAAGAGCTACCCGTTCCTTTTCAGCCTGCTCATTGATTGCGGCCATCTTCTCAATGTACTGCAACTCCATATCAGCCATTGACTGCGCATGATCTAAGTTCTGCCTCTCCCTACGAATAGCACGATCTTCGTCTTCTCTAGCCTGCCGCTTAGCTAGATCTTCTTCCATGTCTTGAAGACGTCGTTCATCTTCTTCGCGGCCTCTTTGAATTCGCTTTTCTAAAGCCTCAAGAGCGTCTTCTTCCTGTTCCTTAAGCTTATCCCTAACCTTGGCATTTTCGTCGTTGTAATTTTCTTCGAGGTTATTAAGGCTAATAGCAAAACGTCGTTGCTCTTCAGCTACGGCGGCCGCGTCTAAACGAGCAGCAGCTTTGAGAAGCTTTTCCCGGTGGTCCGTAAGTAACTTCTCACGATCCTTTTGGTAATCCTCCTCAATTTCCAGATATTTTTCGGCCGCGTCTTCTCGCTGTTCTGTCTGGCTATCGTAATAATCTTCCCACCATCCAGCCTCCCGTAAGCCAGCATCTTCGCGAACTTCCGCAACATCTTCTAGATGATCCGCATTCTGTCGCGCACGACTCCTAGCAAAGTCTTCCTCTTCCCGCGCACGTTGCTGGGCATAATCTCTAACAGCTTTGGTACGCTGCGATTCATACTGCTCGGTAGCTTTAAGACGAGCGTCGTTAGCTTTGTCTTCAATGCTCTGAACTTCTTCAGCCCACTTCTCTATCGCATCTAACTGGGCTTGCCCAAACTCACCTACAGGGCCTCGCTCGCCAAACTCCATGTTCTTAGACGGAGGATAGAGCCACTCCATCATATTGCCCACAAAGCCCCATCGCCTAGCTTCTCTTCCTTGAAAGCCCTTTTCAGCTTCCATGCTCTTTCCCGACAATTCTCCAAATTTAGAGTAATTAACTCCAGCGTCGGCTAAAAGACCTTTCCAAGGTCCGCCAGGAAGAAGATCGGCCAAACCCATCAAAAAGTTAGCTAGGCCCAAATGCATTTGAGCCCACATATCGTACCAATTCATAACCATATCAGTTACGGCACGATCCATTAACGAAGACAAGTCATTGAAAGTAAAAATCAAGTCCGCAATAGCCTGCTTCAAATCAGACGTAAATTCAGCTAGCCCATAATTTTGCCAGCGTTCATCTCCCATAGCGCCGCCAGCAACCCTAATAGCACCAAAAGCTAAACCCGCTCCAAGACCTGCTCCAAGACCTGCAGGCCCCATAATCGACATACCCGCAAGGCCTTTTATAGCCCCTCCAAGCTTAACCATTATACCTAAAGTAGGTATAGCCACGGCAGCGAGAGTAGAAAGTGCAGCCGCCCACGCAAGCGTGGTTGAGTGACTTTCTCGAGCCCCCGCTGCCCAATCTGCTGCCATCCGTAAGAGAGGATTAAGATACTGTAAGAGGGGTTCAAAACCAGCCGCGACAAGTTGCGTAACAGCGTCACGCGCAATATTAAAAGAAGCCGTAAACGTTCCAGCCATTTCGTCCGCAACTTCTGCGGTAATACCCATACGCGTAAGGGTGGTATCAAGAGCTCCCCAAAAGTCCCGATTCGACTTAGCGAACTCTTCTCTAAAGATCCCACGGCTTACGTTAAATCTCTCCGCAAGAGACATAAGATCGCGGCCACCGCTAACCAAGGCCTCGTTAACAGCAAAGGCGGCCATTGCCATGCCCTGTGCAGGATTAAGAACAGCAACACGCCGTATAAGCTGCCACTGCTCTTCAAGTTGGTCAGTCTGGCCCTCCATCGTAGGCAAGATAAGGCGGGTAGCATGAAGAACCTCTCCATAGGCAACACCCATGCCTCTAGCTGTGTCACGAATCTTCTCGTTAAGCTCTACGGCTTTGGTTTGACTGCGAGTCATACCAGTTAGTACGACCATGGCTTCTTCGTAGTAAGCTGCAGCACCAGAGCCCACCGCAAAGAAGCCAGCCGTTGCTAACGATAGCCTAACAAGTTCTCCACGCAGAACACCAAAAGCGCCAGCTTGTTGCTGTGCTGCGGCAGTTCCGGAAGCTAAACCAGAGCGGATCTGATTACCAACATTACGCGCAACAGCAGCAGCTCCACGCAACTGCGCCGTATTGATGATAATTGTGCCTTGAGCAACGCCAAGACCGGCTGTTCCTAACTTTTGGAGTAATGCCATGCTTAGGTCTCCTGGGGCTTAGCCTTGAAAACTTTCACTCCGCTCCTCGTACCCCCTCTTGCGAGAGCCCTCAAAGCTTGCAAACCATCGCGTTCCTTATCTTCCGACGTTTTAGGTTTCGGAAGTTTGAAATCAGAATCTAAGAGTTGTTCCATTGCATACTTTGGTTCGTAACTAGTGTTTTCGCCGTCTCCTTGCTTCTCAAATTCTTGCGCTGCATTACTTATGACAGTGCCAATAACGTTTACGCAACGATCAATCTGATACGCTATCCACGGGTCCTGAATCATCAAGTACTGGCTCGGCCTCGTCCCCTGATTCTGAGCCATCTGAAATAAGCTCCACACGTTTGAACGATTCAGCACAAAATTTCCGCATGAGCTCCACGGGCTGTATCACCACGTTGAAGATCCATACTTTGTCTGGAAACTCGATCCAGTTAAGGCTGATTTCGTCGTCGTTCACAGGTTCCCCTTGTACGACTTTGGGTTCCAGAATTGCTGCCGGAATTATGGTGTTGACTAATTGAGTAAAGTTCACCGCCATTTCCGTCTGATTCTCGATATCCTCAAGAGGCGTTTCATCCCATAAAGTCTTAGCCGCAATTGGAGTAAGAAAATCTGGGATGTCGCCTGATTGCAACAAAACGTCCAAAGCTACAGGACGAAGTTTAATGACTTTCCCTGAAGGGAGTCGAGCTTCGACTCCCTCCTTGAAAGGCTGTTTCCATACAGAAGCTCCTGTTACTTCCATCTTAAGTCTCCTTATGCCCAACTTAGCCCAGCAGGCGGAAGTACGATCTCCGTATCTGCTTGATGCTCAATAAGGTTAATGATGCCAAAACCAGCATCACTAACAGCCGTTACAGTCAGCTCAGGAATAGCAAACTGACCATATTGAAGCGTGGCAAGCTCCACATCCTGCATAACCCGAACCTTGGGTAGGAATACGTGAAGATCACCAACTCCCTCCTCAGCCAATGCCTTACCACAAATACCGAAATAAGGCATATTATCGCCGCCATCTACTTGAAAATGATCCTGAGCACTCGGAGCTGCACCCGAAGTTGTACTTAAGTTGCCGAGAATAATTTCCAAAGCAGCGATACTAACCGAACCAAATCTAAGACGACTCTCACCAGCAATCGCACGAGCAGCAGAGGCGGTAATTTCGTCGTCGCCTTCAAGCTGGGCACTTACAATTTTAAGAATCGCCCCATACAACTGTACACTAGGTATATCGACTAATCCTGTGTAGGTACCATCTCCATCCCAAGTACCTACCTTCACGTCCCTCAAACCAAACTGTGGCGCACCATAAGAATCAAAAGCCATCTCTTAACTCCCCTTCACTAAGTAAACCCAAAAATCACTTCGTTCGGTACAAGCATCAATAGACTCATCATGCCCTTCGCGAACATCCCAATTCCAAATCAACTCAAACGTACCATCTAACCGCGCATTCTGTAACTGGCCGTACACGCTTTCCCTCATTGCGTCAATGACGAGATATGAGTCATGATCATAGAACCAAACCTCCAAGGTCGTACGAGCACTAGTAATGTTTCCTACCAAATCAGCCGTATCAAAAGTTGCGCGTTCTTTGATAAGGATACACGGCTTAATGATACCAGCATCTCCAAACGCCGCAGGTACCCGAGTACGGTTAATTCCGCTTCGTCCTGTATCTTCAAGCGTATAAATACCGCCAGTAGCCTGAGCCACTGTTAGCGCCGTTTTGACCGTATCTTTTAGTCCCATTACTAGCTCCTAAACATCTGTGCGACATCGCTCCAGATGCGCTTACTAAAATAATCAATGGCTGGTTCAATAATGCTAAACTCTCCTGCATTCAACATCGGCTGATTTGTCGCGGGGTTAATGCCTTCCAAATAAGTACCGTAAGGCACCGTATGAAAGAGAACCATCCAAGTACCGTATTGATTACCTCCGACATTAGAACCTAAGCCTGAACGCGCAGCACCAGATCTATCTCCCCATGGTGCATTCTGTACCATCCATCTACGTGCTTCTCCCGCATATGCTTTCATTTTAGCCCGTAGCTCAGATTTAATAGTCTGTTCGTAAGCTAACGCAAGCTCCTCAAAAGCATCCTCAGGAAGTTTGCTCCATAGAATCCCAGTTTGACGGCTAAATGATCCGCTACTATACGAAGAGGTATTTGTAGAACTTCCTACATATGCTCCTGCTTC